TATCGTCACCGGGTTGTTGTTCATTTATTGCCCTCCGAGCAATCGCCAGGCTGTTGCCTTGTTCCTGTGATACCTGTAGTAAGTTCACGCGCCGAGTTGCCAGTAAGCGCATCAGGTTTTCTTGGTAGCAGCCCCTAACATCGGCTCATTTCTAACGTGACCAGTACGGTCTAAATGCAAAAAGCCCCTAAAGTTTTGGCTCTCAGCGTGTGCGGGCACGTTTAACCTTTTCAGGCGAGAACCAAAGTTTTAAGGGCTTCGGCTTATCCATGCCCGCACATAGACAAACTAAATATACCATTTTAATGGTATTCGCGCAAAGCACTTTCTGGCAAAGACAACCCACCAGCATAAGTTTTCTGCGTTACAGGGTTAATTTCCTTGAGCATTGCCCAACGCTCACCATCTGCACCAATACGGAAAGAAAGGATTACGAAAACACCAGCATTTTTGCCAGCTACTAACTGGTTTAAACTAAACATAAAAGCCTCCGAAGAAAGTTGGTTTCTGATCGCTGCGTCCATGTACACATAATACCAAAGTATTCTTCAAGCGCAACACAATTATTACTATTACTCAACTATTCCTTATAGTTAAATCCTAACCCTCTGCACCTGTTCTACTACACAATTAAATGCTTCTTGAGGACTTGCCACAGTAGCAACCTGACCCCTCCAGTTGTGATGCCAGATAATCTGATCCGGAGTTAGCTTCTTACTTTCATCCCGTTTTATCTCAAGCAATACATTTACACCCTTGTACCCCACCAATAGATCAGGACAACCTTTACCTACCGAATGTAAGTGCTGGACTTCCATGTGATGCTTTCTTAGAAACTCCACTATAGTCTTCTGGTTCTCGTCTACTCTAGCTGCTCTAAACACGCCAATCCCCTTTTTCGCCTCGATTGCCCTTATCCCACTGGGTTTTGCAGTCATTAATTAACTTATCTGCATTTCCTTTTCTTTTTATTCTTACTAAACTTAAATATTGCATAGCTTGATTCCTATTAGTTGCCCTTATAGCAAGTACATAGGAAACTTCACATCTATGACGAAAATCTTCCTCCGTTGTCGAAGTCAATTGGGAACCCTCCTAAAGTCTCTACAAACTGTTGACTACTCGCATGGTAGAAAAGTCCATAAAATTCCTCAGCCTCACCATTCCTCTGCTTTTCACACATTAGATAAGCATCTGCAACAGTCTCATCTACCTGCTCATTGTTCCTTCTCATGTTCTCTTTCTTTTTGTTGCGCCAGATTAAGAACACGTTATCCACCTGATCCGATATTGAGCCACTACCCTTTAAATCGTTTTTATTCGGAGGCTTTTCATCTGTCTCCTGCTTACGTATATGGTGAACTAAATGCACGTGGATATTGTGATCCCTTGCCAATGCTGTCAATTCGTCAACAAAGTTTTTCTGACCATTGAAATCATCTTCACCCTTAACGCATTTCATTAGCGAATCAATAACAACATGCTGGATACCTAACTCCATAGCGCAATACCTCGCCATCGCAATGACTTTATTTGGCGTAGTGCTTCCCTGCTGGTCGTATAACCACATTCCGTTATGCAGGAACTTATCCATACGACCGATTAAATTATCTATGTACTTAACCCTGTCGTGAGCCAGGGGATCATCAATAAACTCACCTGAGAACTGTCGCAACATCCTCTGTAATGTCCTCTCAGGCTTCATCTCAAACGAAGCTATACACACCTTCTGCTTTTGACGTATTAAATGCAATGCTATCTGCCCAGTTAGTAAGGACTTACCACCACCATTACCACCAGCATATACAGTTACCTCACCCGGTCTAAACGCAAATTCACCATGTGTTTTAACCCAAGGCAATGTTATCTGCTGCTCTCTAATCGTAGATAGATATTCTTCTTTAATAACTTCTAACCATGAACTCGCAGACTTAACCTGCAACGTCACATCGTTATTGTGTAGATATTTCTCAACGTCAATTATTTCTGATTTAAGAATTCTGGCTTTTCTAGCTTCATCTAAATCTATTGCTCTCGCTTCTAAGCTCATAATTAACCTTTAGTAAACATAACTTGTTGCTTCGTTAATTCTGTCAAACGCTGTTTTAAGCCGTTTTCTATCGGTGTCTGATAGTTGCCTACCCTCGCTCAAATCAAACGCCGCTATGGACGCTATAGATGCCTCAAAATGGATTATTTTAAGCAGGTCTGCCGCGTAGAACGGTCGGCGCTCAGATTTCTTATATTGTGTTTCTAATGTGTAACCTAATTTATTTTGTTCAGGAAACAGGTCTTGCATGTCCATACCTACGGCAGCGATAACCTCAAAAGCCGAGCATCCAGCAAAGCATTTCAATAGGATTCGACCATCCTCAAGCATCGTTATGCATAGGCTGGGATTTTTATCGACGTGAGCAGGACAACATGCAGTCCAACGTCCTTTCGAGCCTTTAACCTTCTCTAATCGGTTCAGCAGATCACCTATCATTTTGCACCTCGAAGCATTCCGTTATTTTTGTTTTCTATTTCATCTTCCCAACGCTTTGCATTTAGCCATGTAGCTGGATGAGGTACAAATTGCATTTCTTTATTACTAAGCCCTTGTTGATTTATTGCAACTAACATCTTCTTTAAAAGATCATCGTCAACTTTAATCTTCAGCCAGGCCTTTAAAGCATTAGGCTTTGCTATCTTTCGTGGGTATTGTTGCCAAAATAAATCAAAGCTACTTGTAGCGTATGTATTATCTGTTTCTTGTTTTATGTTTATTGGTTTATGGTTATTGTTTGGTTGAACGTCCGTTGAACGGGCGTTGTACCGGCGTTCAGCAGACGCTTTACCAGCCCTAGATGCTTGTTCTTTTTTAGACTTGAAATGCTCGATTCCCTTGTCTGCCCTAGTGTTTATCCAGCCATCCTCACCCAGGGTAAAAAACTCTAACAGTACAGCCTCAACCTCTTTTTCATGCTCACGCATATTGATATGACGAGCAACGCCCGTTACACAGACGTTCAACGGGCGTTCATGCAAATAGTAAGCATCTAATAGCCTACGATAAGCAATATCTTCTAATGGAGTTAAGTGTCTTGTGTGACTGGCGTAATCGCCAATATTGAATTGGTAATAGTGCATTTTGCTACCCTTCTCAGAGGTATTCTCACAAAGCAAAAATCAAAGGCAGGTCGGGGAGAAGTCGACTTTTCGGTGGCTACCCTAGCCTTTCAATAAAACTATACATTACTTTTACATAGGCTTAAAGTCTTTTACATTAGAGTTACAACTTATGAAACTTTTATTCTCAATGGGTTGTCCTCGCGGAGAGATTTTAGGCAAAAAAGTATTCAAAGGCTTAAAGATCATCGGCTGACGTATTACCACTTCGGTAACTATTTCAGGCACCTCAACATACGGGTAGTACAACCCATCTTCCTCAATTAGACCTTTTAACAACACTAGCATCCTAAGCTCCCTGGCTACAGAGTAGGAATCATCATAAGTCTTAGAGTTTAAGAATATCTCACTGAATGTCTGACCAGGATTAGCTTCTACGTACTTACATAATGTTTCCCTTTTGGAGCCTTTTTTGGTCTTATAGCTTTTGTCTATCATCTTTTAGTTACCTATAAAAAAGTTTTTACACAAGAATATTGAGTATGGTATTGTTCTCTTACCGCAACACAACTAGGAGAATACTATGAAGCGACATGAATTTGAACAAGAATTTTTACAAATGATTTTAGACGGTAATTCTGATGACTTTGTAGAACAAATGAACGATGCAGATGTCCGAGCCAACCTAAAAAATATCTTTAATGAGTGGGCTAAACATCGCAATACGCCAATGCTGTCAGCCTCAATGTCTGCGGTTATCGCAGGGATCATAAGTTACGAAGCTAAGTACCAAACAGAAACAGAAGAAGATTTAATGCGCTACAAGCAGGATATGAAAGCGCATCAGTGGGAAAACCGCAATGATTTCTAAATTACATAACTGGGAAGTAGCAGAGTTAGTTTATACAATCAGGCTTTTAGCCCATAACCTTGAGGAGAAACCAAACAGAACTAATGAAGAAGATGAAATTCTAACCATTGCTTACGAAGCATTACTTATCCCTGGCAAAGACATTCACGAGCTGGCTAATATGATTGAAAATAATGAAAACTTTGCTTAACACTAATGACTGGTTTTCTAAGCATCCGGTAGTTTGTGGTGTAATAATGGTTCTTCTATACATTATTTCGTGCTCACTATGAATGATCCTAAATCTATACTTTATAAGCCAGACTATGTACCCTCTCACAAAACGGATATACGCAAGACTTTTGCTAAGTTACAAAAAAAGCAAAAGAAAGTTACAGAAATACCTGTTCCTGAGAAAACACAACCTATCAATATCTCACAGTATAAAAAATATAAATAAGGACTAATATGAACGCTAATAAAGAATTTCTCGTCTATGAAAAACTACAGACAGCACGAGTAAAACTTCAAGCAATGCCGATCAAGAAATCTGGGCACAATACTTTTGCAAATTTCAGATACTTTGAACTCAGTGATTTTTTACCGTTTGTAAATTGCCTATTTTCCGAGTTAGGTCTTTGCTCTGTGTTTAGTATTTCCGAAGGTTGTGCAACTTTACGAATTATTGATACTGATACAGGTAGCGAAGTTATTTTCTCTAGCCCTACAGCAGACGCTGCAAGTGGCAAAGCACCACCTATCCAAGCATTAGGGTCAATGCATACTTATTTACGTCGTTACCTTATGCTAAATGCAATGGAGCTTACAGAGAATGACCTAGTAGACGCTACGATCCAGAAAGACGCTGCAAAGGCTTCTAAGCCAGTCACAGTCGATGTATTTGATTCTATGGCACGTGATGATCAGTACGCTATAGAAGAAATTGCAGGTCAAGTACGCTGGATGATTGAGAAAGAAGATGTAGTAGGAGCGGTTAAATATATTAATGATTGTGAATTAGACGCAGACTTTAAAACTGCTCTGTGGTCTAGGTTTGATTCTAAGCAACGTAGCGCACTTAAAAAGGCTTCAGTATGAATGAAATATTATTAATTACGGGTTTAGCCATTGGAACGATCATGGGTTTAATTACTGGCTTTTTTGTTGCTTGGCATTTGTTTAAGGGTAAATAATGGAATATGACAATACTAATCGCGGTACTTTGTATCGTAACGAAAATAAGCACGAAGAAAAGCACCCAGACTACTCAGGCAGTCTTAACGTAGGTGGCAAAGAATACTGGCTATCCGGATGGGTCAAAGAGTCTAAGAAGGATGGTAAGAAGTTCTTTAGCCTGTCTATTAAACAGAAAGAGAAACAAAACCCACACCCTAAGACTGAAAAGTTTATAGATGATGATTTAACAGACGTACCGTTTTAACGGGAATCCACCTACTCACGGTCTGTGTAGGTTTACAACGGATTACCGCCCTAATGTCTCAGCTCTCCGTGGGCTTTTAGCAGGGGTTTAGTCATGTGATTATCCCCTGCTTTTTTTTAAAGGAAAATATCATGTTGTTAGATGTCTTGAAGAAGAACTACGAACTTAAAAACGATGCTGAGATTAGCCGCAAGCTAGACGTAGCACCACCGATAATTAGCCGTATCCGTAACGGTAAATGCAGTGCTTCAGCAGAGATCATCATTAAGATACATGAAGTCTTCGGTATGTCTATTGCTGATATTAAATCGCACCTATGAAAGTCATTTGGTACATGGTGTGCATTTGCGCTGTTATATGGGTTGTTGGTGAACTTTATATGGACAAATCAAAGTCAGCATATAGACGGGGTTATCAGGACGGTTTATCCGCTAGAAAAGCCCCACCTGTTGATAAACAATGTGTCTCATGGTTAATGCAGACTAATCTTAAAGACGCTAAACAAAGGATATGCAAATGAGGAAACTAAATGTCTCGACCACGTAAAAACCCTAATGATCCTAAGTGGGAAACTATTAAAGATAAAGAAATAATTAATAATAATGAATTGACTGAGATTAAGTTATTTTTATATGCTTCATCTTTAGCAGGGGTAATAGCTCAAGCTAAACCTATAACACACGAACAAGCTGCTAAAAATGCAATGGAATACACAGAGGCTGCATTAAAGATATGGGGATAATATTTTGTACTGGGTGTCAATCTACTAGGGATGATGAAGGTGGCGAGTATAGGAAAACTAATCGTAGTGCCAGGTGGATATGTAAGCTCTGTTTAGAGCATAAAACAGAGAGTATCTATAAGGCTAAAACACCTTATGACCCTAAATCAATAAATAGACTACTAGAAAAGTTGTGGAGGAAGAACACATATGACTAACAAATTTAACCCCGATTGGGACGCGATGGCTGAGTGGCCGAACAAGGAGAAGAACAATGGCTAAGCTAATTGATTTTCCTGTTGGCCTCCATGAAGGTGAGACGCGCCTTGACCTTGACCCCGACAAGGTGCTTACTGGAGCAGTAGGAATGCTAAAAGAGGTGGTCATTGTTGGCTATGAAGCTGATGGCTCGTTTTATTTTTCGTCTACTCGCGCCAATGGACCTGATGTGCTTTGGCTACTAAAGCAAGCAGAGCAGCGGCTGCTGGCTATTGAGCGGGAGATGAGGACATGAGTGGGGAACACAACGCAAACCAAGACTACGGCAAGCGCATTGATAAGGCCGCAGAACACCTCGGGTCTGGCGCATTGGAGATGATAAAAGCAATTCTTATAAAGCACGATGCGGCCATCATCGAGGCAAGTCAAGAAGCTATTGATGCGGCAGTGTTGGCAGAGCGTGAGGCATGTGCCAAGGTCTGTGACGAAATCGTGGTCCGGTACAGACACGCAGGCGATGCTCCTGAGATGGTTGCCGCCAACTGGTGCGCCGACGGCGTGCGCGCAAGAGGCAACACATGACCAACGTAGGTACACACGAATAGGGCAGGTGAAAACGGTATGAAAATCACACTAAACAAAATTCGTAATGAATCACCCTGCGCCGATGGCTGGAAAAAGCTGCTAGCACATTTGGGCAAAACGCAGGCTGATGACGAGGCACTAAGTATCATCACCATACTTGACAGTAACGGCCTCGATGATGCCCTGTGGTGCTTACGAGCAGTCGAAAACCATGACCGCGACATCAGGCTGTATGCGGTGTGGTGCGCCCGCCAGGTGCAACACCTGACGACAGATAAGCGAAGCCTTGAGGCGCTGGATGTCGCAGAGCGTTTTGCAAGCGGCTTGGCAACCGATAGCGCGCTGACTGCTGCGTGGTCTGCTGCGAGGGAGGCTGCGGGGGAGGCTGCGTGGTCTGCTGCGAGGGAGGCTGCGTGGTCTGCTGCGGGGGAGGCTGCTTGGGGTGCTGCTTGGGCTGCTGCGGGGGAGGCTGCTTGGGATGCTGTGGCTGCTGTGGGGGCTGCTGCGGGGGAGGCTGAAAGGGAGGCTGCTTGGTCTGCTGTTTGGTATGCTGCGAGGGATGCCCAAGAAAAACGCCTGCGCGAAGTTTGTGCGGAGTGATTTGGCTTATATTAGTGCTCTTTTTACGCCTAGGGAATCGATGAAACCAATTGACGCAATTTTACAAAGGAAAATATGAAACTACTCGACCATCTTATTGAAGACTACGGATTTAAAAACGACCGACAAATTGCGCTGTATACTGTTATCAGTACTGGGACGATAAGCAAAATCCGCAAGGGAAAACTCAAACCTTCTGCTTCAGTCATTATCAAGATACATGAAAAATTAGGCATGTCTATTTCTGAAATTAAAGATTTAATCAATAAAAAAAGTTAGTCACATAGCTTAGGTGGCCACATATTTCCGTCAAGCCTAAGCTATGCTTTTACGTTTTGCCCTGCTTTTTATTTGACGACGTCGATCAGCGCCTGCTTTCCGTCGCGGCACTCGCTATACAGCTTGCCGACCTCCACGAATTTGCGCAGCACATCAGCGCCGGTCTTACCGTCCAGGGGCGTCAATTGAGGGCATGGCTGCATCAGGCTTGGCGACAGCGGCAGGTGCGCCGGTAAGGGCTTCGTTCGCCATGCGCAACCCGTCGTCATCAAGGCAATTGCGGATATAAACAGGACGGTCAACAATCCGGTCGACTTTCTTTGTGATCGTGCGGTAAATAATTTCACGCTTCGCTCTCGCTTTTTCCAGATACTCCGCATGCCTGTTCGCCTTCTCTGCTGCTGCTAGCAAGCCAGCTGCGGCTTGCTGTTGCTCTTTGATAATGTCTGCTTGATACGATGCCGCGGTTATGCGATGACTAGCATAAGCGCCGCCTGCTGTCAGCGCGACAGATGCGATTAGGTACAGGTAAACGCGCGAGATCATCCTTTGCGCATTGTCTCAGCCAAGCGGGTCGCGCGTGGGCCGACCTGCTTTGCCCACTTTGATTTAAGCATACCGTCCGCCGCGCCTGCGTAGTCGCCAGAAGCTATCATTGCCAGCGTGTTTTTGAAACCTAAAAGACCCGCCGTACCTAAATTGAACGACATGTTGGCCAGCACTCTTTGCCGAGGCTCACTCAGCGTCCGCCACCAGGGAATAGCACGGTCCAGCTCGGAGCTTACCTTCTTAATGTCGTTCGCAAGCAAGTACCGTGCTTCATCTTCGCTAATTCCAACGTCGTCAAGATTGCGCCCAATGCCGATAGTCAGCTTATTAGCTGTGCATCGATATGTTTTCAGCCGCATCCCTTCGTCGCGCGTCAGTTCGTTTGTCAGTGTGTCAATGTTCATGTGACTTGGAGTTGTTTTTTTAGCTGAACGATCTCAAGTTGCATTAACGCGTTTTTTTCTTCACACTCCTGATTTGCTGCTTCGACTTTTTCAAGCCGCTCAGATAAACGGGAGACTTCTTCGCGTAAAGTATTCACCACTTGCATCATTGCGGAGCCAGTTATTTCCTCCTTTGAGTCCTCTCGACGATCTGTCTTTATAAGCCTGACAACACCATAAACCGCCGCGCCAATAGCTGCGATTCCTGCGCCCAACTTTGTAAATAAGTCTCCGTCCATTCCTTGCAAAATTAGCCCCTAAATTGATTTAAACACCATATTTTCAGGGTGTGGCAACTTGTCATGCGTAATTACACCCGCTAGTACAGGCAGATCGCGCTTACAGACAGGGCAATAGTATTTAGCCAAGCCCATGTCATTAGCGTCAAGTGTGTCGCGCAAGTATGTTTCTAATCCGTTGCTCATTTGTCATGCCTTCGGAATCCGTAGCTTAATCTCATCTTGCCAGTCCACCCAAGTCGTCGTACCGTTTACCCGGTCGTCATACTGCATAGCAAACTGTTCGCCTGTTGACTTGCGGTTGTACTCGGTGGCTCGGAGTTCTTGGTAGGTTGGGGATGTGTCAATGTAGATTGGGAGTGCTGGCGCAACAGCGTCGGGAAAGTTGTCACGGGTAAAGCCAAAGCGCTGGATAGTTGTGTTGTTCTCAGTTGCCACCCACGTCTTCAGGTCGTCGTCTTTGCTCAGTCGCCACAGCGTGCCACGTAGGGAAGTCATAAACTGATTACGTTCCGCTTCTGATAGCGCAGCTACATCTTCTTTAGTATTGATAATATTCATGGTGTTTCCTTACTCAAGGCTCAGGTGGTCACAGGCGAAGCGCGAACCGAAGCTGCCGAACGAGGACGACGCAGCTTCGCCCCAGTACGAGCAGCGAGAACCGGCGTTCGACCCGGTGGTCCAGTCGCCGCCAAGGATGGGCGCATTGGGTGCGCTGTATTCGCTGCCCCGGCCTTCAGTGTTCGCGTTCCATGACGCAGCGGCGGCGGGGCCACCCCTATCGTCACCCCATATATACAAAACTCCCGTTGCTTGGAAAAGCCCGGCAGCCGAGGTGTAAGCCGCGTTCAGAATGGTGTTTACCTGATTAGTGCCAATGCTTGAGGCTTCCGTGGTGCCGTAAGCGTGTGCCATAAATTCGCGCTGTGTCGGCAAGCGTTTACCCATTGCCATGGCAAGCTCAGCCGCCTCAAACCATGTGTAGGAGCCGTAGGTTGTGGCGCCATTGCCCCCGAAAGCAAGCGGCACTTTGGGTGGGCTGTTACCGTCAGCCATCGTGACGTTGTACGCGGACGATCCAAGTGTGATGGCGTCCGTGTTTGTGACGTACATGTCCATCCACGTGTTGCTAAAAAACTCCATGCCGCGTGGATCTGGGCAGTTGGGTTTAAATTTCAGATCCCAGAAAGACGTTGCCCAAATGCCGGGCGTTGTGTTGCCTCCGCCGGGGCTTCCGGAGTGGCCCCCTGGCGCGTAGTGAAACCCGCCGATCTTGCGCGTATTTGCGGTGGTGTAGCCCGTCGGCGCGGAAAAGTTGGCATCAGCCCGAACCGTGCCGTCAGTAGCTGCGTAGATGGCGTAGTTGGTGCCAATGCTCAGGGTTGGCATGACGACTGCTGTTGCGGCTGGAAACCTTAAAGGTGCGCCGAATACACTTACCGAAGTGCCTGCTTTAATACTTACAGTTCCGGCACCTGTCTTTGTAAAGGCAACAGTAGTTGGGTCAGCTTTAGCAAACCAGCCATTACCAGAAGGCAGGGAGCTGCCGTCGTTAAAAACTATACCCGCATCTGAAATTACAGTTGCCATTATTTAATCTCCCGTTGCATCTAGTATGCTGTTTACGCTTAAATCAGACATTAGGTGTCTCCTGCTGTTGGGGGGGTGTTAATCTGACACAAGAGCGTTGCTCCGAATTCAGCGCCTGTATTGGTTTCCCACCATCCTTTTTCAGATGTTGTTTGTGTTTTATCCACGCCATCCAGTAGTTTGGTAATGCGGGTTTGCTCTACTTTATGCGCCGCTTCCCAGCACTCTTTTAATAAGTCTTCGTAGCCGCTGTAGTTAGCGTCATAACGGTCTTGCATATCAGCGAACCATTGTTCAAAGGTCATACCGCCTCCTTTGGATACTTATCTTTTACGGCTTGAATAACCGCTGCCATCTCAGCTGGGAATACACCTGCTTTAAATAGCGCGTCTAGCTGGTCACCAATGGGTGGGTATTCTGTGACACGTTGTTGCTTGTATGCGTTAGGGTCAACCCATGCGTTAATGGCATCTATGTCAATAACAACTTGGTTCCCATCAACATCAACCGCGTTGTCTCCGCTAATAGTGACCACGTTTAAATACAAAGCGTATATGGCTGTATGGTTCATCCTGCTATCTCCATTACTGTTATGTGTGAGGAATACCCACCGCCCGTATCCCCGCGTTGGTTAATTCTAGACGTTGATGATGTGAAGTTTCTAAATTGAAACTTATACACTACTGTTGAAGTAGTAGCAGGACTGTCATAATAATTTATGCTACCTGTCTGAACACCCGCAGTTGTTCCCATTCTCCCGCCAAAACAAATGTCATCAGCACCGTTTCCAATAGATAAACCATCTCTCACTAGTCTAATAAATGTGTTTTGAGTTGTTAAGGACACGCTGTAATTAACAGAACCCAATATCAGTATTTTGTTAGAGCTGCGGCTTGGTGTTATTGAAACAGTTAACCCTGTGACATCAACATAGCTTGTGCTTGTTGTGCTCAACTTGTCTGTGATAGTTGCAGAGATAACCTGAATCACATTCCCACTTCGTTGCAACGTATCTACCGTACCACTCTCATCAGGCAACGTGAGCACTCGGTCAACATTGCTGTTTGGGCTGGCTACTGTAAAAACACCTGTGCCGGAGGCGTTGCCGCTTATCG